TAATTAACAAATATATTACCTGTGCCAGAAGAGGGGGCGGCAGTAAATGTTAGTGTCACGCCATCCGGTATTGTGTACGCCGCGCTATCCTGAATAACACCGTCCACAGAAACCAAAACATCCTGCACGGATGAAACGGTTGTGTTTAGTGTAAATGTTGTATCGCTACCGTCACCGTTGAACCTCTGAACTGCCGGGACGGATTGAAAGTTAGCGGGGACTTTCTCACCAAGATACGGCATTAGGTTATCTCCATCACTGATAAGGCTACNTCAACAGCACCTGTNGCTGAGACTTTAATTTCATCGGTTGTTTCAAGCACTACCTTATTACCTGCAAGCATTTCCAATGAAGAAGCCGCTGGGATAGGCGCGTTAGTCACAAGTTCAACAGCTTGGTTGGCTTCGTTGTTTGCCCCTGATCGATTAGCTGTGTCCGTGTTTAATGTTACAGTTGATGTAATCTGACTCGTGGTTGTGTTACCCAATATCAAACCAAGCACAACCGTGGTGGTGCTACCAGCAGCAGTGTAAATAACATCTAGAGATGTTACACCAGCCTTCGTGATCACCTTAAAAGTGTTAGCCATTCTTCTTCTCCTTTAGCCCAAGGCTATCGCTAAAGCTGTCGCCTCGTTAGCCGCATCAGTAGCTGTTGTACCACCAATATCTGACAGCACTTCTGATGTGGATCTACTTTCTAGCCCACTTGATGTAAATCTTGCGTACTCATCGTCTGCAACCGATGCACTGTCTATCTTCACCGCGTTGGTATTAGATATGCCAAATGTCAGTGATGCCTGACCACCAATATCTGACAGCACTTCCGCCGCAGATCTACCTTCTATGTCCGTGCCGTTTACACGTAAAAAGTCATCATCCGCTACACCAGATGTAAACTTAGGTACATTGGTGTTTGATATACCTGTGTCTAAAACAGCCGCAGTTCCCAAGCCCAAGCTTGTTCTAGCTGTTGCGCCAGACTCCGCTACAAAGTTACTGCCATCACCAACTACAAAGTTACCGTTTGTGACAGCCAGACCCGCCACATCCTGTAGTTGTTGATCAAGTCTCGCATTTGCAACCGTGCCGGACGCTAGGTTGCTGGCGTTGAGTGCTGTCAACGCGCTAGCATTAGCGGCGACTAAGTTACCACTCGCATCAAGGAACGACATCTTCTCCGCAGGGAGTGTGCAGAAAATAGTCTTCGTGCCAGATCCCCAGTTAACAGCGTTATCGCTGTTACTAGATTGCAGAATCGTAGTTCTTGCTAACGTAGTTCCAGAAGCCGTGTATGTACCGATACCAACCTCAAAGTTGGTGCCATCACTACATCCGTAATAGGTGGTGTTACTATTACCCACACTACCAAAAGACTCAAACCCAGTCATTGCCCCGGCTAATGTATATGTGCCAGTTCCTGTGGTTGTAGTCGTTTCTTTTACACGATCTCTAAGAACAAGTGCCATGTTACTTCAATTCTATTGAAAAGTTACCTGCATTGATACGGAAGATATCACCTGTTGCGATTGTCTTGTTAGCATCCAAAGCACCTACAAACAGTATATTACCGCTTGAAGAGGCATCTGCTACGAAGGCATGTGTGATTGTGTTGCTGGTTCCGCTAGACGCTGGAAACTCAATATTAGCTGAGTTAGTAGCTGTCTGAGCATCCGTGCTAACGGCTGGAACTGTCCAAGCTGATGCGGCTACCTGTTGTCTGGCATAGTTTCCAAAGGTAGCCTCTGTCACAGTGCCACCCTCTGCACTGCTAACAGCAGTGGCAAGGCCAATATAAATGCTGTCGCCCGGGCTAGCAAAACTTTCCGTGTTATTTTTAAACAAGAACTGCAATATTTCATGTTCGAGATAGGTGGTTGCTGCGTTTGATGTTGCCATCGTTTACTCCTTATGAACGGGGTCTGTCTGGTAAGCCCCTGCGATACGCATCGCTGTTTTCTCTGGCCTCTGCCAGATCCTTGATCCGAGTTAGTGCTTCTGTGAACTGCTTCTCATACATAGTAAGCATGTCCTGTTCACCCTTCATGTAAGTATACGCTTCGACTAACGAACCGTAAAGCATGGCATTAGGAGCGTTTTCACTCAACCATGTTGTACCAGAATCTGCGCCTGCTGTTAATGATGTAGGCTTATAATAATAATGTAATTCTACTGGGTAAGCACTATCGGGTGTTGGTGCCACAATAAAGTTATCAATATCGAAAAAAGCGTAGTATTTAGGAACGCCAGTTGTAGCAGGGTTGGGATTGTACTCCTGCACGAAGTTCACGTCCTTTTGCAACAAGAACTGCTTTTCACTACTAACTGTAATAGACAATGAAAAAGATGCTAGATAATCGGATGGCACAGACAGAAATGGATCACCGCCAGTGGACATCGAACTGGTAGCGTTCTTTCTGAAAAGCTCAAGATCAACAAGCTTGAATATACGAGTCTCAGCGTTCTTAATAAACGTAGGAAGGTTCGTTACAAAAGAAGACTCGGTGTTCTCTGTGTAATCCTGAATCGCTGTCTTTAATTGTGCAAAAGTGTAGCTCATTTAATTCTCCAGAGTGACAGGCCCAGCAGTTGCATTGTCGCCGCCACCACGTACATTTCCTGTGGTTGCAGTGCCTGACGAAGCTGAGAATGTGTATGTATTAACATCAACAACAGTTATTGAATACCCGCTAGAGTTTTCCAATACAGCCTCAGTAAACCCGTCAAAGGCTTCAACCTTGCGGAATCTTACAGTATCCGACGTGCTACGTCCATGAGAACGCTGTGTCACCGTTATTGTGGCCGTACCTGCTGTTCCTGATGAAAAAGCATTTGAGTCCAGTAAAACCTCTACAGCAACTTCGACCCTTTGATCAGGGCGCGGATTATGCAAAGCCTGTGGATCAGGTCCTACATTTGGGGGTGTTAGTTGTGGGTGCTTTGGATCATATTCATCCGGGCCTACCTTCAAGCCATTCCATTCCACACGCATGTCGGCAAGCCTGTAGCGAAACCCAGATCTATCTGAGAACCCCCAAGCGTCTTTGCCTGATGCGTATCTAGCCATTAGTTAACCCTCAAATACTGTATGCTTGGCTGTAGTTTCAGGGCAACTCGGTCTTCGTCCTCGTCTGCGGCGCGTTGAAACTCTTCTTCGTACAGGTTCTTTAGAAGCTGCACCCGTTCCGGTGCTTTTTTAAGAGCAGTATAGTACGCAAGACCTGCAACCATGCAGGGCAAAAACCTAAACGGTGCATCTGTTGTGTTAACCAAAGCATCGACATCTTCAATCCGTTGAACATAATAATATACCAATGTGTCTGTGGAGTTTTCAGGAGTGGGCCATAATGTGACTTCAGGAGAAACCTGCCTGTTATAGTAAAACTGACTAGGACGACCCTGTGTAGTTTTATTAGGTGTGTTAAGATACTCGCTTCGAGACATACGACTTAGTTCAAAGTCCGTACCGCTACGGCGAACAACAACGTCAAGAAGATCGGTGTAGTCAGCGGTGAATGTGTACGTTGCAGTGCCTTGAGTCAAAGCTTGTGTGGCTTGCTTTACTGTCCATAGATTAAGACCACGGTTAGCCCAGTCAGCGAACATCAAGTTCATTGATCTACGTGCTGAACGAGCATCATAACCAGTGCGTAGTTCTAAGCCGCACCGCTCATACGCTTCTTCGATTATTTCCGCTACGTCGAGATCAAAGTCTCGTGAACCTGAAGTTGCCATTTACTTTTTCTTCCTATGTGTGCCGCCGTAACCTTTTTTGACCTTGTTGCCCTGCTTGTCTATTACACCACGTTTAATTAAAACATCTTTCATAGTAACGTCTCCGCTACCATCAGCGTCAGGGAAGTTACCGCCACCCATCTTAAAACGAGTGCGACTTGGAGCTTTGGTGTTGCGAGTGGGCATATTCATAGCACCGCCCATAGCTTTACGGGGAGAACAATGTGACATTACTTTTTCCTTCTCTTTAATGATTTAACACGTCTTGGCTTACCTGCTGGCTGACCAAGTCTTTTTTTCTGCGCTATTCTACTACGCTTTTCTGCACTTGTCATTTCACTTGAGGTTTTCGGGGTTTTCGAGGAAACTCGTTTACTGGGGCGACAATATGGAGTACCCCGTTTTTCACCCTTGCCACGGCCACACGCTTTTCCTGTACGGACGTCTTTCCAGTCTTCTTTGAACCACCGTTTAAGTGAGGCACCTTTTTTCGTCTTTCTTACAGCCATTAATCAAGTGCTCCTTTTATGCTTTCCATAGTTTCCTTCAGAGACGCCCCCGATGGATTTGGGTTGTACTTACAAGCATACTGCCGTTGACAGCCAAGATAAAGTTCTGTTGTGTGACTTTCTTGTGTGTTGTTGGCACCTTCATAAAAGCACATTATTTGTGTCTTAGAAATTTTTTCTGTAGCGGCAAGTCTGCAAGTTACCATTCTTTGATTAGCCGCAGATGCTTTAAAGGCAACGACAGCTATTAACCCAAAGGCAACAACGCCCATAATGAGATAAAACAGCATGGTCAGCCCATCAAATATCTCTTTGCGCTGTGCCGCTTTTTCCAACGCTATTTGTTTCTGTCTTTCCTTAACAGCTTGTAAACGTCTAGCTCTTTCTTCAACGATAGCTTTCCAAGTACCACTGCCAAATCGAAGATCAACAAGCATGCTAACTTCGTATAATTTTTCTTGGGCTAACTTAGCGTCAATCATTTCAGATGCTACGCCGCCAATGCCGTCCATCGCGCTAACGCCACTTTTTTTGTTGCGCTCTTTGTTTACTTGAGACTGACCCTCAAATAAATTGTCTATGTAGCCAGCAATTTCCGAAATATCATTACAGGTTCCAATGGCAGATTTAATCGCATCAGTGGCCCCTTTGACGAGTGCAATGCCTGCTAACGCTGTGCTAATTGGTTCCATGCTAGTAAACCTTTACTTCCTTTGGATCTATTCTTCTTGGAACACAATACGCAGTAGCTCTGTCCTCTGGATCTAAATAATCTTTGTAACTGTAGTTACCAAACCGTTTAGTAACTTGAGACGCAAAGTAATTACACTCCTTAATAGAGTAAAAATACATGTCTGCGCTTTCTAGCTTTCTAAAATCTCCTGCACCTAAGTACACAAGAAGTAAAAACACATCGGCCATCACATAGGTTTCATGCGACAGATGCCGCTATCAATATACCTTGGTTGTTCTGTACTTGTATGTTCCGCCTGATGCTTTTTTGGTTTTGTTTCCCCAGTTTTTTGCACCGACTTTACGACACTTGGCGATTGCCCCGCTTGCATACGCTGACGGGAAGACCTTATAACGGCGTTTAACTTTGCTGTAACATGCATCTTTTGATCCACTCTTACTCACTTGTTTCTCCATTGAACCACGCGAGATGGCCATTTCGTTTCTCCTGTATAAAATCATCCCAAAGTACCGACAACATACGGTGGTTTTCTGTTACCTTCTGAGCAACAACCGCCGTATCTGTTTTTAGCTGAGTGACTTCTATTCCGATCCAACCAAGGAACCCAAGTAAAGCCACAGGCATGATCTTGTTCATTAGCACTTCCACCTTCTTCTTGCTGCGCAAATACGTTTTTTAGGCGTCTTCTTGCAACTAATTCCGTGCATCTTCATTTGACCAGCAGAGCGAGAACAATACGACTTTTTACGTTTGCCGCCACCCGGCTGTGGAGCTTTTAACTTTGACCCCGTGGCACGATTGTATTTAGCTCGACCCTTGGCTGTAAGACCTGCGCCTTTGGAAGCGGGAAGTTTTTCCCCCCGCTTCACTGAAAGACTAACTGTCTTCTTTTTAGCCATTAGCCAAAGAACCCNGTNATAGAATCNANGTTNGTNAGNGTTACATGACACTCATCATCAAAGATCATACCGTGATCAGGAATGGTGATTTGATTGTCGTCTGATGTATGAAACACCATTGACAACAATGTTGCACCGCCGCTCCCGTTTTTAAACACAGCGGCAGGCGAACCACTAGAGGCTGTCTTTACATAGAAAGCCTTTAGACGAGTTCTACCGCCCTGCAATGTTCCCGTAGCTGTGGCAGTCTTTGCTGTAATAGAAGCAGCCATTCCGCCCTCCTACTAAGCTAGGTTGTTGTTCTGCTGATAAAGGATAGTAACGCGAACAAGACCTGCGTTTGTTGCGGCAGAGCCAGTAACAGTCAAGCGGATGTCCGCTGTACCTGTGTCCTGCCAAGCCAATGCAGCGCCAGCCTGAGTTGTTGGATACTTACGACCAGCAGTTGTCCCGATTGCAAATGTGTTCAAGATTGTAGCCGCACCACCAGCAGTGTCACCGACACTAAGGTTGGTTGCAGTGTTCGCCGCAGTAATTACGTCGATTACACAATCAATGATCTGAGAGTTTGCTGGGACAACAACATCAGTTACTTCCGCTGCGACAGCGCCGCCTGAAAGATCTACTGAAAATGTCTGAGCCATAACAACCTGACCAACGTTGGCAATGTTTGAGCCAAGAGTCGTGCCTGTTGTGTTCTTGATAGTTCCGGCCTTAATAGGACCCGAAAAAGTAGTCGTAGCCATTTAATTCTCCTGTCGTGGCTAATGTCAGCCTCACCATGAGGCTGTCAGGGATGCTTTATTATACATAAAAAAAGGGCGACTGCAAAGCCGCCCTTTAATTATCTTTGTGTCTTCACTAGGCGCCCGGCGAACCGAACACAGCGCGTGGATCGCTAAAGCCGAAGCTGTAACGCTCACGAGCCTTGAAGCGCATGTTGCCAGTATCGAAATCTGGATCCATGTTAGTCGCCAAAGGCATACGCTCGAAGTGCTTAAAGCCGTTCGGTGCGTCAGTCTTGATGAAGAACGCATCAGTGTCTGTCAGGTAGTCGTTGACTACATAACCTTCTGGAAGCATTCCAGATGACTTGATGGCGTTTACATCGTTGTCCGCAGTACCAACACGAAGGTTAGATACAAGCAGACGCTCTGCAACGAATTGCAGTTGACGTGGAACAATCAGCTTCATTCCTTTAAGAGCAATAACCAAACCACGCTCATCAACAAAACCAGCGATGCTGATCAGTGCGTCTTCGAGTGAAGTTTCGTTAAGGTCAGCGGCAGTGCCCGGCTCGTTGGCAAATGTGCCACCGTTTGTGAGCGGATGGTTAGTAGCCATAAGAGCTACACCATCACCACCAGCAAATGCGCCAGCGGCAAAGCCGTTGTTAAGGACAGATGCAGCTTTAACCTGCTTAGTGTGTGCCATAGAACGTGCAAGAGCACGAGTATAGCGAGCACCAAGACGGTCATAGAGGTTGTCCTCTACTGCTTCTTCTGTGATCGAGAAGCCCATAGCAACGGTCTCGTGGTTATACCGAGCGGTATAAGCCTCGTTCGCATCGTCATAAGCGATTCCTGAACCTTCCTGTTTAACAGGAGCGGCACCGAAACCTGACAGCATCACTTCTTCTTCAAACGCACGGTCAGATGACTCTGTGTCGAAGATTTCTGCATGCTGGCCTTCGTAGCGACCATATTCCATACCAAAGAGAGCGTTAAGACCCGGCTCTAGTTCTTTGGCGAGTTGTGCGCGAGAAATAGCCATTAGTTAGCCTCCCTAAGAAATTGCCGCTTCAGAATCAGCCTGAAGCAGTGCATGGTTATTGATCATCACAATCACAGGAAGTCCAGCAGCTGCGTAGTCCTCATTATCAGCATCAGTACCGATGCCCACAATCTTCAAAGGAAGAGATGCGTTTGATGAGTCCAAAGTAGCTACATCCAACTGAGCGTTGGAGATACCTGTTGTTGTGCTACCGCCAGCACCACTATTGAACTGTGAGTTCTCAAAGATGGCTGCTTCAGCAGTTGCCTGATTTGTGAAAGTGGCGTCTGTACAAACTAAAAAGCGCTGGAGCGGGTTGTCGTACACATGTCCGATAATATCGAAATCTGTATCGGCACCTGAACCGGGCCAGTAGTTTGAAAAGACTTTCTTTCCTGTAGTCGAAGATACATACTCACAACCAGCGAATACACCTACAAATGCTACAGTGTCTCCGGATGCAGAACCAATGGCAATTGAGCCACCGTTTACTGCCTTTACCGCAGAACCCTGATAGATTGCTGACGCATTACTAGCGATGAGGTATGCATTTGTGCCGCCTGTAGCTGGTGTGCTACCTGCGTTATTGATCGGCTTCAAGCCGAACGCAACATTGACATTTGCCATAATGCTACCTTTCTCTCTATGTTAGATGGCTAACGATCTCGTCGGCCACCGAATGATACATCACTTTTCCTATCGTTATGGATAGGCATCGAGGGATGTTGTTCCCTCATCAGGTTTTCGTCAACGGCCTTCATTTGGTTGCGGGTCTGATCCCGATAATATTCAGTTCTTTCCTCTACCGTTTCTTCGGGGATGCGACATAGCATTAGTCCGCCTACGCCAATCACCCCTGCATTCTTACCCTCTTCCAACACTGGATAACGATTCACTTCGTCCGGATACTCATCCGCTCGAACTGGTTCCCATCCCTCACGCAGCTTGGAATGTACATTCGTCTTATCTTCCTCTCCACGAATGGAAGTTCTGATCCAACGATGCTTATAACCTGCTGGTGCATCTGGTGCCGCCAAGTTAGAAGGTGGTGCCCAAGGCTTACGCCGTTGGGTAGTTGCGCGTGTCTCTGCTTCGCGTTTAGTTCTTTCAGCCATAATTTTAATCCTTTACGTGTTTTGCATATTCTTCGAGCGGAACATTCAACCGTTTCGCAATAGCAATCTGCGAAGGAGTCAATTTGACTGTTCTGCGCCCCTTTGGTGACGACGACTTTGAAGCCGTGGACTCAGCAGAAGCGACTCTGGGTCCTGAATCGCGCTTTGCTTCCTGAAACTTATGCGGAAACTCAGTGCGAATTCTTTTGTCAAGCTCAGTATAATACTCATCTGACGTCGGGTCAAACCCTTCATCCTCAATAAGCTGACGATGTACGCCAAAAGCGGCATACGTCATCGTCTGATCTTGGCCAAACCATTCATTCTTAGACGCCCAGTCCTCGGCTTTGACATCCGGCTTGGCCGGAGCTTGCTGTTGGACAGGCTGTTGTGGAGCTTGCTGTTCTTCCTGTGGGACGGCAACACGCTCTTCATTACGACGTTTTGCTTCTGCATATCTTGCCTGCTCTAGTGCAAGATGGCTAATCTTTTGCTGTGCATCAAACATAGCATCAGAATCACCGTCTTCATACGCTTTCCTGTACGCTTCTTTAGCGGCAACAACATCAGACTCTACTCGATTACCAAACTCACCCACATAGGATTCGTCCAGCTTATTCAAGCGAGACTTTAATTCATCGTTCTGCTTTTTTACAGATTCCGCATATTCAACCGCCGCTTGACGCTGGCGCTCTTCTTCACGGAAACGATTTGTAAGCTTACTGATGCGACGCTTAACAGAGTCTGAATATTCCTCAAGCTCCTCGGCTGGTTTATCAGTGGCTTCTTCCTTTTCA